TTTAGTGCCACAACGTCGTGGACAGCATGATCATCGAGTGGCCGCAAATCGGCTTCTCCTACGACATCAGTTCCTACACCTACGGCTCACTGGCGTTCCGTGCGCCAGCCTGGTCGGGCATCATCACTGGTATCACGGGCTGATGACCCACACTCGCTAGCTGGCTGTTGCCACTAGCACTGAGGGTTGAGCAGGGCGGTGGGGTTTCCTTCCCCTTTCCTCCACCGCCTTGCTCCCCTCCCAGTCTTGAAAGGAGAAGCATGAGACTTGTAGGTTCAGACAGGAATCTAAAAGAAGTCACCATCAATGAGGGAACTGTGATCCCTCAGCAGAAGGATGGGACATTTCATGTTGAGGGTGCTGCAGCCAGAGCCCTCATTAAGTCCGGTGACTTTGCTGTTGCTGGCACAAACTTTCGCCATGTCCGACAGGGCTTCATTTGCACTGACTGTGGGTTCAATGCCCTCATCAAAGACAAGTGTGGCAAATGCGGTGGCACTAACTTAGAAGAGGCCTAGATGGTTGTTGCACCTTTTTTCCAGACAGAGGGGATTGTTGAGCCCTATGTCTCATTGAATGAGGTCAAGTTCAGCCCTACAGCTTCTGCCATTGACTTCTCAAACCTGATTGAGAATGCATCCCAGGTCGCTCAGGATAGAGCCCTGGTTGATGTAATTCGCAGGGCTTCCTCCAAAGCAGACATCTTCTGTTATGGGCGATTGGGAACATTGAATGCAACCAGCAACACTGAAAATGGTTGGTATAGGCCAAGCCGTGATGGGAACATCACCTTCACTCCTTCATTCACTCCCATCCTTGAAGTGACTGATGTGCAAGTTGGCTGGGGGCCTGGTAGTGGTCTCCAAGAGATCAGCATCTCCTCCAGCAACATTGCCATTGACCGAGACCAGTTCATCCTGACTGCACCCAGCACTCTGGGTCTCTACTTTGGGAACTTGGGCATTGCTGGTGGGCGGTGGGGATACCAGACCAATATGTGGTGTCAATACACCTATGTGAATGGCTGGTTCAACTCATTCCTCACAGCTTCTGCCACTGCTGGTGCAACTGCCCTGACTGTCACTGACACAACTGGCATCTATCCAGGAATGAAGTTCACCATCTGGGATGGCATGAGTGATGAGGTTGTCACTGTGGCCTCAGTTTCTGGCACTGTCATCAACTTGGTTTCTGGCACTCTCTACAATCATGGGATTGGTGTCAATGTCTCCACCATGCCTGCAGCAGTCAAGCAGGCTGTGATTCACCTTGTGGTTGCTCTCATCAAGGAGCGTGGTCAGGGTGGGTTGGTCATCAATGAGATTGGTGAACCCAGTGCTGTGTCATCACGCACCCAGTCTTCTGCAGAAGATGAGATGCAGGCCTATGACTTGCTGGAGCCATTCAAGGTCTTGGGTGGCAGACAGTGAGCAGAACCACAGTCAGAGCTCAGTTTGTTAATTATCTCAACAACGCTGGGATCACCTATCTGTCTGAGGTCAAGAACTTCCCTGCCAAGTTCACTCCTGAAGGTGACTTCTATCAAGGTGAAGACCCTGGTCACCAGCAGGGCTGCATTGTGTTCCCCTACATTGAGAGCCAGTCAGAGAAGCGTATTGAGCTGACTGGAGCCACTGGTGGTGGCAAAGAGATTTCCTATGATGTCTCCTTCACCTGCATCTTTAGAAGCAACAAGCGCAAGACTGAGGATGCTGGTGTGGATGCTGAGACCTTCTTGGACTCTTTCACCAATGCCATCAGAGCATCCAAGAACTGTGGTGGCAATGGCCCAATCTTCCAGTGGGGAGAGAGTGGCACAAATAATGGTGCTGACATTGAAGTTGTCTCCTACTACCCAAGACAACTGAATGGATCAGCAGCAGTGACCCAAGTTGTGTCCACTGTAAAAGTTCGTATCATTGAAATAACCAACTCCAACTCCTACATCAGCTAAGGAACCTCATGTCATTCATCTTCACTGACAGCCAAGAGCGCATCTATCCAGACTTGCTTGACGAGAATGGCAATGTTCTGGTGGCTGTGCCAAATGTCACCACTCTCAGTGCTGACCCTGGTGATGGTCGCTGGGTTGCCCAGTCAGCACCTGCACCACAAGCCACTCAGACGGCTCCAGAAGAGCCTGTGGCGCCCGCTACACCTGACCCTGCTCCAACCACTACCAACTAAGGAATCATCATGGCAAACCAAGCCTTTTTAACAGCTAACAGTTATCTTGGAATGGTCATTGAGACCACCGAGGGAACGCTCCCCACGACTGGAACCTCCTACTGGTTGCCAGTCACCTCACCACAGATCACTCCACAGCAAATGTTCTTGCGTGATGAGGCTCTGCGTGGCTCGCCAACGACTGTTTATGACCAGGTTCAGGGCGTTCGTCATGACGAATTTGAGTTCAAGACTTACTTGTTCGCTGACACTTTCCCTGTGTTGGTTCGCTCAATCTTGGGTGGCACTGACAGCAAGACTGGCGCAGGCCCATACACCCACGGCATCAAGGTGCTGAACAACCCAGCAACCGGCTCACAGCCTCCCACCTACTCCATTCTGGACTTTGATGGTGCAAACTACTTCACTGTGACTGGCGCACAGGCTGACAGCTTGGGCATCACCTTTGGTGCTGATGCTGCAGCAGAAGCAACTGTCAAGTATCTGGGCAACCCCTACACCTCCTACACTTCTGCGCCCACTGTCTTTGCAACCCAGAGCCTCAGCACTGAACACATGATTCCAGCTTGGGACACTTCAGTGACCATTGGTGGAACGCAGTCAGGACTGGCAAACACTGGTGGTGTCACCTACACCAACATCTCAACTGGTGAACTGACCATCAACCGAAAGACGCAGGCAATCTTCACGCTCGGCACTCAGGCTCCCTACAACCTGTTCGCTGGCCCTATCGAAGTGACCGGCAAGTTCACCTTTGTTGTGAACAGCACCAGTGATGTCTTCTCAACTGGTTCTGGTGCATATGGTTTGACTCGTTCACCTGAGCCCATCTTGATTACCTTGACTGACCCCAATGATGCAACCTCTGGCACTCAGCACTCTGTGACCCTGTTGCTGTCGGCTGCTCAGATTCACAGCATCAAGCGCACACGAGGCAAGGAATACACTGAGCTTGAAGTTGAGTTCACTGCCAACGCCAACAACAATGACTCAACCACTGGATACTCACCTATTCAGACGAGTATCGTTAACAACGTCAATACCACCTACTAATCCAACTAAGGGGAACTAATGCCACTGATTCAACTACCAAACAACCAGTCTGCTGTGATTGCTGGGCGTGATGAGATTACTGAGCGCACTAACCGCGCCATTGCTCAGGCCTACATGAAAGCAGCAGGCACTGCAGCCAAGCTTGCTTCACTGGGATTTGATGACAATGACCCCAAGACTTGGGGAATCTTTGCTGACATCTCAGAGCAAGACCAGGCAAACCTGAATGGATACCAAGCCCAGTTGATTGTGGGCTTGGTGAAGCAGTGGACATTGGGAGACCTGCCCACCTTAGAGAGTGCATTAGACCTGCCCAAAGCTGTGTTTGATGCGCTCTCTGAGGCGTGTGGGATTGAGTTCAATGGCTCAGTAGTGAATGTGGAGCCAGACCCAGACCCAAAAGTGCCTACCGCCGACTAGGGAAACTGAAGGCTGCTCTAGAGGGCAAGACAACTGATGTTGATCCTGAAGTTGCTGCCTACTGGAGAGAGCATAGATTCCGCAAAACTTATGGCGGTAGTCATGAGGATTTCTTAGACCAGCCCAGGCAGGTGACTGACTGGCTCTTAGCTGTTGCCAATGTGGAAGCGGAGGTGAGCAATGCCCAGTGACATCACTGTTGAGGATGGTGACTTTGAGGATGCCACTGAAATGCTGAAGGCTATGGTGGACATCTACACCAGACAGTTTGTGCAAAAGGGTGGTGAGCTGATTGCTTCTAATGCACAGAGCATCTTCATAAGTGGTCAGGAATCATTGGCAACTGATGATTGGCGGTCTGATGCTTGGCCTATTCCAACCAGCAGAAGTGGCAGATTAGCTAGGTCAATCAGGGTTGTAAAAGTTGGCAAAGAGGGCTCCTACTGGGTCTCACAGACTGGGCCAACAGTTAAGTATGGGCGCAGAGTGGAACTTGGTTATCCCACCCCAAACAACACATCACTTGGTGGTGGGCATTTCCCCTACTACCCAACAAGATCATTCCCATTCATGCAACCTGGTCTTGAAAAGTCACAAGATCATCTCTCAAAACTCTATGCATCCATGATGCAGGGCGCACAGGAAGCTTAAACAATGCCACTTCTCCCTCCAGTAATTGCCACACTCCTTGCTGACACTAAGGAATACATGGCGAAGATGACTGAAGCCCAGCACAAGATGGACAAGTTTGGTCTCTCAGCAGACACTGCTGGTTCTAAGTTCTCCAAGTTTGCTGACAAGGCTTCCACTGCTGTCATTGGTGTTGGTGCAGCCATTGCTGGATATGGCATTGACCAAGCTCTAAAGTTCACTGAGTCTCTGGACAAGATTCAGAATCAGGCTGGTGTTTCTTCAGGGGAACTGGACTACCTGAAGACTGCCATCATGAAGGTGTCAGACCAGACTGCCATCTCCTCTGACAACATTTCATCAGCATTTCTCCAAGTTGAGAAGGCCGGCCTTCGTGGGAAGGCTGCCTATCAGGTAGTGGACAATGCAGCAAAGGCTGCAGCCATCACTGGTGGGGATGTCACTCAGATGACCCAGACCCTCATTGGCATCCAGAACCTGCAGATTGCTAAGGGGATGAGTGTTGCTGCTGTCTCTGACTTGATGGTGAAAGCAAACCAGAGCCACATTGGATCACTGGAAAGCCTGACTGGGATTCTCACTGGCAAAGTTGGTGGCGCACTGGCTGCTGAAGGCCTGAACTTGGCTGAGATGGCTGCTGTCTCTGATGTGGCATCAAAGGCTGGATACAGCACAGCCAAGTCCTACACGCAACTGGCAACTGGCCTGCACAGGATTGAGAACCCCACCAAAGCCTCATCAAAGGCTATGGCAGAACTGCACATTAACGCTCAGACACTGGCAGAAACTGCACGTCACCCTGGCACTGGTCTGGTTGATGTTCTGAGCTACTTGGAGCAAGTCTCCAAGAAAACTGGTGTGTCAATGAACACACTGATTACTCAGACCTTTGGGCCTGGTGCAGTCGGTTTGGTTTCCACCCTCTCAACCCACATCAACACTCTTGCCAAGAATGTGAAGACTTTGGGAGGAGCATCTGGTGCTGACCTTGCCAAGAGCTTTGGCATCACACAGAATCAGTTGAACTTTAGGCTGGAGCAACTGAAAAACTCAGCCAAGAATACCCTGACTGGTCTTGGTCTGCTGCTGCTTCCAGGTGTTCAGGACATTGCCAACTGGGTCACAAACACTGTTGCCTATTTGCAGAAGCACCCACTCCTGAAAGAAATTGCTAGTAAGGCCTCCATTGCAGCCTTTGTTGCTGCTGTGGGCTTCAAGCTCTTCAGTGGGATTCAAGGTGTCATTGGCAAGGTAAAAGGGCTCTTTGGTGGTGGCAGTCCCATTTCCGGTGGTCTGTCCACTGAGCAGGCTCAGACTCAAATCACTTTGCTGACTGCCATTGCTGACAACACTGCAATCATGGCTGGTGAAGGTGGCATCTCTGGCACTGAAGCAGCCGCAGGCGCCCTCGGTGGCGCAGAGGGCGGAGGTGCGCTGGCAGTAGGCGCAGCAGCAGCAGTCCCCATTGCTCTGGCAGCAGCAGTCTTTGCTGGTGGATACTACGCAACACGAGGCAACAACCGAGATGTGACTCCAGCACTAGTGGAGAAGTTCTACAAGGGCGCAACTGCTGCGGCAATCATGAAGCAAGTCAAGGCCGGTGAGCAGGAAAATCAGGCATACGTCATTGACCAAGTGACCGGAGCAATCTTCGAGGGTGGTGGTCGTGGTCGCATGGTGTCTGGCTGGACTCCTGCAACTGGAGCAGGCGAGCAGACATGGGCAAACGGCCATAACATCACCAAGCCTCCAGTGGTGGTGACTCGCCACAAGTTCAAGGTGACTAAGTAATGGCTGGTGAGTTGAATCTGGAGCAAGAGGTTGAAGTTGAAATCAGCATCTCAGGGATTGTGAATGCTCTTCTTCAAGACCAGCGTTTCATCAATGCGGTAGCATTGGCAATCAGGACAGCACAGACCAAGCAGGTTCGCACAATGGGCAACCTGTATGGGAAGACTGCTGAGAAGCCAAAGCCAACACCTGCAACCAAACGGAGACTGACGTGAGCATCCAGAGCCTTCCAATCATTGATGCTTGGATTGCTTTCTCTCCCACTGCCAATGGTGCAACACTGGCAACTGCCAACCAGCAGTCTTTGCCAGACATCACCAGGGATGTTTCTGCAGCGGTGGGGAATGGCACAACCATTACCTACACCTGCAACAACAGTTTCTCGGCTGGAAATGTGGTGACTGTGTATGGGCTTGGTGTGGCCTCTGGATCATCATTGAATGTCACTAGGGCAACCATTGCCAGTGCCACCTCCACCCAGTTCACTGTGACCAGCTCTTTGGTGGGAACTGCATCAGGCTCAGGTCATGCTGCAGTCTCCAACTCCTACTGGACTTGGGTTGGTCAGTATGTCAGGGACTTCACCACCAAGTCAGGAAAACAGCACTACCTGGACAGGGTTGAAGCCACCACACTGAAGCTGACTGTGAACAATCGTGATGGGTTCTTCAATGGCTCCCCATACACAATCACTCCCAGAATGCCTGTTGCTATCAAGGCCAGATGGGTGGGTCAGGCATATCCAATTTTCTTTGGCATCATTGACTCCATCACTGAGAATCCTGTTGATGAGCTCAACTCTGACCTTGACATTGAAGCAAGTGATCTCCTGAAGTATCTCAGCCTGAAGTATCTGCTGAGACCTTCATTCTGGAAGCAATACACCACGCCAGCAAGTCAGGGTGGGTTGGCTGCATCTGCTCGCTACTGGTATAGGTGCAGCAATTATGCAGTTGCAACTGTGACTGCAGCTCAGGCAAACTCTTCTGCTGGGACTGTCACCTACCAGATTGTGAATGCCAGCACCAACTTCAACGTTGGCTCCAATGTGACTGTGAATGGTCTGGCTGGGCTCTCCACCTTGAATGTGACTAATGCTGCAATCACAGCAACCACTGTCAGCAATGGTGTGGTGACTTCATTCACAGTGGCTCTGACCACTACTGGCAACCCATCAGCCACCTCTGCTGGTGTGGCCTACATCACTGCACTCCATGAATACATTGCCAGCAATGATGGCTACTTCTTAGGTCAGGTCTCCTACCCACAGCATGGTGCATTGATTTATGACACTGATGGCTGTGTGGACTTGTCTGGTCAGGGGAACGTCGCTTCAGGAACCCTGAACATTGTCCCCACCTTTGGAACCCAGTCCACCTATGGAGCAATTGACTTCTGGATTCTGGGTCAGCAGGTGAATGGCAACACTCTCTTGGTCACTCAATATGGCAGTGGTGCTGGGACTGTTTCCTTGTTTGTGAACCCCAATGGATACATCTCCATTGCTGTCAATGGCTCAACTGTCTCCATCTCTGGTGAGCCAAAAGTTAATGATGGATACTGGCATCATGTTGGTCTGGTGGTGGTTGGCTCTGGATCAACAGGAACCATCAACCTCTACTGTGATGGGCAGTTCTTCCCCACCTCACTCACTGGCACAAGCTTGAACTTTGTGACTGGTGGTTTGTATGTGGGAGCCACTGCCACCCAGGTTGCTTCATATAACGGCTATGTGGATGAGATTGTGGTGAGCAACCTGTCCAGCCTCAGCACTCTGGTTTCAGAGGTTCAGCAGCGATACCGAGCCGGGACACTGCTGCAGCTTGGATACCCAGTGACCTCCACAAAGGTTCTGTCTGGTGACAGGATTGCTGAATTGCTGACACTGGCAGGCATGGGAACCATCTCTGGTGGAACCACCTCTGCTCTGGCAACTGTCTCAATCCCCAGTGGTGGAACCTATGGGTTCTACATTGGCAACTCATATCAGACCTTCTCTGCTTTCAGTGCAGGAGCCTCCACCAATGGAGCAATGGCAACAGAGCCCTACTACTGGGACAGCCCAGTTGATGGCTCCACTGCTCTTGACCTGATTCAGCAGGTGACAGACACTGACATTGGTGCTTTCTACCAAGACCCAGCAGGCCGGTTCTACTTCAATGACCAGAACTATTACGGAACTTGGACATTCACTAATGCCCTGCCACCAGGCACACCATCTTTCAGCTGGACTTACAACTACAGCGTTGGGAATGTCCTGTCTGATGACAACACCACAGGCTCTTATCCATATGATGTGAACAACCTGCAGGTCATTCAGGATGATGCTGACTTGTGGACAACTGTTCGCATCACACCACAGGCTGGTGTAGATCAGATTTACGAGAACGTGCAGAACGAGGCTCGCTGGGGATACTCGACTCTGAGCAAGTCATCAACTCTGTCCACCTCCCTGCAGGATGCCCTGTCATCAGCTTGGTTCTTGGGATACATCTACAAGACCCCATTGGCAAGAGTAAACAATGTCACCCTGCTGAGTGAGACCACTGATGGCACAAATCAGGGAACCAACCTGCCATTCATGCTGAGCGTTGCTCTGGGAGATGTGGTGCAGTTCAAGCGCACCCAGCCACACGCAACCAGCAATGGAGTCATCAACCTGCCTATGGCAGTGGAGAGCATCAGCCACGAGTTTGCTGCTGAGCCAGGCTACTGGCACACCAGCCTGATTCTTGACCCATACCCAGTTAGGCAGTCCTAATGGTTATTAGAAATACAACCAACTATGGAGCTCAACTGGCTGCTCTTGGGGATGGATCAGATGCTTCCTTCTGGAGACAGAACAGCATCTGGGACTCAGGCAACTCAGGCAACACCAACACCAGTATTGGCACTACCTACACACTTGTTCAGTCTTTGGACAACACTGGAGGAACAGCCTTTGGTGTGCTTGGTGGGTTCACCACCTACCTAGTGATTTGGACTGTGGGAAGTGGCAACACTGCTCCCAGCACCAGTTCCTACCTTGACGTTGAACTGGGATACAACAACACCACACCATCATTTGGGCCTGGTCGTGTGGCTTATTACACCACTGCTGGTGGCTCATTCTCTGGGATTGCTACTGCAACACCTGGAAGCATCCAGCCTTTCAGCCTTTATCTGTTTGCTAAAGCTGAAAGTGGAACGTTTCACGCATCATTTGCACAAATCACTGTCATTGGAATCAACTAGGAGAAAACATGGCTGACACACGCCAAGCAATTGTGGAATGGGCAAAGTGGCTCAAAGACCACAGCCACCAGATGAACTACACAGAGGGCAACCAGCGCATGAGTGCTATTGGTGTGTGGCCTCCAAAGTTCCCCATCAACTGCGACTGCTCTGCATTTGTGACCCTCTGCTTCTGGTTGGCTGGTGCTGATGATCCCAATGGTCTGGGATACAACCACACTGGCTACACAGGAACCCTGCTCTCACATGGCTTGGAGATTCCTCTGCAGCAGGTTGAAGCTGGTGATGTAATTGTGTATGGGCCGGGCACTGGGTGGCACACCGCCTTAATCATTCAGGGTGGAGCAAACCCACTGACCATCTCAATGGGTCAGCAGGGAGACCCATCCATTGTCCCAGTGAGTGCAGATGGCAGGCAGCCACAGCGATACTTGCGCTTCAAGACTGAGGCCAAGACTGTTCGCACACCGGCACAACTTGACAAGCCTGTTGTCAAGGTTGCCACTCCTGACTTGACCAAAGTGGCTGCACCTCAGCCAGTGGCTGACACGACCCACCTGCAGTCTGCGCCACAAGCCCACCAGACCACGCCAGAAGCCTCTCAGACGGCTCCTGCGCCGGTAGTAGAGCAACAGGTCGCACCTACGTCACCAGCCACGATTGGCTGGCCTTTGCTGAAGGAAATCGAACACATCGCTCAGGCGATTGTTGAAGGCCCTAAGTCATGATGCTCGGACTGAATCTGAACTCGTTCAACTTCTGGGTGAACCTGATTGTGAGCGTTGGCTTCTTGGTCGGCATCGTCTTTGGAGCCATCAAGACAGTCAATGAGTTTGTTGCTTGGTGGCACAGGAAGATTGCTTCAGTTGCCACAGGGAACTTGGCTTCTGAAATTGAAGAAATTAAGAAGCAATATCAGCCAAACTCTGGATCAACCCTGAGAGATGCTGTGGACAGAATTGAGGCCACAGTTCACAAGCTGGACAGGAAACTAGACATGGTGCAGTCAGAACTTGACCGGCATCTGGGCGCACATGAGGGACTGTAGTGAAGAGATTTAAGCACCCAATCACCAGTGATGAAATTGGTCTTGGTGAGCATTTGTCCTGGTTGGTGCAGGCAAGAATTCGCCGTTGGTCGTTTGTCGGCTATGTGACTTTGGCAACTGCGGTATGCTGGATTGTAGGGACTCCACTGGTTTTGGCTTGGTGGAACTACTCAGCTTCTTACATGGCTGTGTTCATTGAGCTAGTTGTTGGAATTGCCATGTATGAGCAGACCAAGAATGATGCAAAGGTGATCCGCAAGATTCTGGCAATGGAAACCAACCAGTTTGAGGAACTAAAAGACCTCATCACAAGGGTTGAAACAGACCTAGAGACAATGCATTACCCAGACATAGAACAGGAAAACTAATGGCTCTTCTTTCAGTCAGCGCAGAGAACACTGCAATCAGTGCAGTTTTTGTCCCCAGCACCACCTACTACCTCAGCCTCCACTCAGCCACACCTGGTCAGAATGGTGCAAGTGAGATCACTGGTGGTTCATATGCTCGTCAGGCTTTGACCTTTGGTGCAGCATCAGGTGGCTCAGAAGCTTCAACAAACTCCCAGACCTTCACCAACCTCCCTGCTGAAGCATCAGGCATCCCCTACTTTGGGATTTGGTCTGCAGCCACTGGTGGAACTTACATTGGCGGAGGAAGCACCACTGGTCTGACTGGCTCACTGCCTGCAGGCATCTCGGTGAACTTCGCCACTGGTGCTGTCACTGTTGCCATCTCCTAATGGAGCAGACATACACAGCGACTGCTGTGGCAACTTACACACTGCCAGAACCTGAAGAGCCCAAAGAGGACTAGATCATGGATGCCCTGAAGAACTTTGCCTATTCACTGGTGGCAACACCACCATCACCTGCCACATCTGGAACCTCCCTTGTGGTGACTGCTGGGCAGGGTGCATTGTTCCCAACGGCTCCATTTGATGCGACCATTTGGCCTGCTGGTGTCCAGCCACTCAGCACCAATGCTGAGATTGTCAGGGTCACTGCTGTGGCAACCGACACCTTCACGATCACTCGGGCTCAGTATGGAACCACAGCCCAGAGCATCACTGCTGGTTATCAGATTGCTCAGACCATAGATGCCAACCTCCTGAGCCAGTTGGCTCCCCTGTCTGGTGCAACCTTCACTGGTGAAGTATCAGTCCCAGACATCAAGGTCACTGGTCTCACTGGTGCTACTGCCGGAACGACTCGCCTCGTCGGTGTCACCGCTGCTGGTGCTCCTACGTCCGGCACGTTTCAGGCTGGCGACGTAGTGGCCGACCAGACCGGCACGTTCTGGGTCTGTATTACCGGCGGCACTCCCGGCACTTGGACGAACGTAGTCCCGAACTCGCTGGTCACTCGCTCGTCAACTGCGACGGCTGGAGTTGGTGAGTTCACCATCTTCAACGGCTCGACTCAGTATCAGGTCATCACGCTTCCTTTGAACCCCGTCAACGGCTCGACCTACCAAATCAAGAACCTCTCACTAAACACCGTCTACATCAACGGTGGGCTGAACAACGTTTCGGTGTCGGGCAACGTCTACGCTCCCTCATTCACCGCAACGACCACAGCCTCGTCCCCAACGCTGACCAGCGTAAGTTCGACGAGCAACCTCTACGTTGGTCAGGAAGTATCGGGAACCTACACACCTGCTGGCACAACCATCGTGTCAATCAACTCAGGCGCATCCACGATTACACTCAGCGCCAACGCCACCACATCGGCAACAGGCCAGATAATCAAGGCCAACTACGCAGTGACTGTGAACGCCGCCTACACGTTCACCTACAGCGGAACTGGCACCGGAGGCACTTGGTACGCTTTCGTCACGACTGACTTGGCGCAGATGGCAAACGTTCTCCCTGTGACTGCAGGTGGCACTGGTGTGACCACATCAACTGGCTCTGGCTCCAATGTCCTTTCAACATCACCAAGTCTTACAACTCCCAGCTTCTCCAGCATTGTGAACTCCGGAACGCTGACCCTGCCGACCTCGACGGACACGCTGGTCGGACGTGCCACCACCGACACTCTGACAAACAAGCGCATCACCAAGCGAGTGACCTCGACGACGGCCAACGCTTCGTCCTACGCAATCAACACCGACAATGTTGATGTGTATCACGTCACCAGCCAGACCACAACGCCGGTGCAGTTCACAAGCTCAGGAACGCCCGTGGACGGCGACACCTTGCGGATCTCAATGACCGGCACAACTTCTATCGGTCTGACGTGGGGAGCAATGTTCGAGTCATCTGGTGGAGTTCTTCTCCCAGTGGCAACCGCAGGAACGGCTCGTCTTGACGTGGGATTTGTCTGGGACTCTGAAACCTCCAAGTGGCGATTGGTGGCGGTGGCGTAGTGGCTATTGCTTACCGAGGTGGGACAACGACTTCGTCAATCTCCACAACTGTCCCTGTGCTTTCAACATTGCCAGGTGACCTCATCCTCATCGTGGTCTCCTCAACCAACACCACTGCCTGGTCTCAGACTGGTGCGAACAAATACCTGCCTGCCTACACTGTCAGTGGAGCTGGAGCAACGTGGGTCGGTCTGACGGCCAACGGCAACGGCGCACCAAACGCCAACAACGGCTTCTCCGCTTGGCTGGGCTACAACGTGACCACCACCGGCACAACCTCGGTGACGCTTAGCGGAGTGCCAACAACAACGGGCGGCTTCTGCACAGCGACGTTCTCCGGATGCTCGACAACAAACCCAATCGCAATCAACGGAACGCCACACGGACAAGGAACCGCAATCGCCAACGCCACCAGTCAGGCGCAAGGCTTCAACTACTACTGGCAGCCTGGGCAACTTCTTCTCGGTATGACTGGCGCACCTACGTTCTCAACCACGCCACCTTCTGGTGGTGGCTGGGGAACTTCTCCCTACAACCTGCCAAACAATGACACAGTGGCTACCTACGTCACCGGCTCACGTCAGTCAGCCATCACCTACCAAATCGCCACCTATCCGCAAACAACAAGTGGTGGCGCACTGGGCTTCTGGCAGTCACCGGCAGCGACTACCGGCATCAACATCTCGGTTGCACTCGGTCTGGTCATCAACCCTGCCACGACCACGAACAGCACCAACTTCCTAGAACTTCTGTAAGGAGACCCAATGCTGGGCGCAAACTATCTAGGCGCACCATATCTTGGGCAGGCCTACGCAGGACTGACACAGTTCACTGCCACTGGATCACTAACTGGCTCCTTCTCTGGTTCTGCCACAGCCACTGTCATCTACCCAGCCACTGGCTCTGGCTCTGGCTCATTCAGTGGTGCAGGAACTGCGACCCTAGAGGCCACAGGAAACTTGGCAGGCTCCTTCTTGGGCTCTGCAACTGGTGTCCCTGTATATCCAGCCACTGGTGCGCTCAGTGGAATGTATGCAGCATCAACTGCCGACTACTTGGTGGTTCAGGCTGCAGGAGCCTATTCCTTCTCAGCCACTGGGTCAGCAACCTACACACTTGCTGGGACTGGTTCTGCCACTGGGTCATTTGCTGGTGTGGCAATTGCCAGAGTGTCTGCCACTGGCTCTGCCACTAGCTCATTCTCAGGGAGTGGAACTGGGACAAATTTCTACCCAGCTCATGGTGCAGGAACCTATGCATTTGCTGGGTCTGCATCAGGCAGGGCAATCCACCCATCACCAGGTGTGGTGGAAGGAACCTTCTACTCTGCCCATGTCAGAGGGACTACTTATCAAGCAGTAGTTGAGGGAACCGCCTATTCTGGTCATGTCAAGGGGACTGAGTATCAAGCAACAGTTGAATCAACGGCATATTCCGCAAGCGTGAGAGGAACCACCTACCAATGAGCAGTTCATACACCTTCTATCAGGGAGCCACTCTTAGGCTCACCACTCAGGACTACCCATTCACCAGCATCACTGGCACTGCTGTGAATCCTGATGTGGTCACTCTGCAGGTCTCTGTGCAGGGACAGACTGCCCAGACCTACACATGGACAAATCCCACTGGTGATCCCACTGGAACCATCATCCATGACAGCACTGGTGTCTTCCATGCAGACCTCTCCACCATCAACCTTGCTGGTGTATGGAATGTCATCTGGTCAGGTCAGCCCTCCAGTGGCATGGATACCACCAAGACCTCTGCTGTGTGGCAGGGAGAAATTACAGTTTCCCCAGTTGGGTTCTGATAGCGTCAGGGCTGTGGATAACTGAGGAGGGAACAATGTCCATAGACCTGTCAGAGTTCAGAACCAATATCAGGGTGAAGCCCTGCATTGTGTCACGTTGGAGCGACAAACTTCCAACTGAAGATCAAGAAAAATTTCAGGCTGCACTAGAGACTTTAGACATCAGCACATCTGCCATCTTTAGGTGGGCTGAGCAGCGCAATGCTGACTTCAGGCTCAATGCAATGATGTTGCACCGCAGAAAGAATTGCGCGTGTCAGCGGATTTGAGCGAGTTTGACCAGCGACCTGAAAAGGTTGTGCGCTCCTCGGTGGAGGTTGGTGCTGATGGTGGTGAGTTCCAAACAGGGGAAATGAGCCAACCCATCCAGCTGGCTTCTGACTGGGATGCAGTCCTGAAGGGATTTGGTCTTGATCCTGCAGAGTTCTTTGTGGTGGATGACACTGTGAGGATGTCCAAGTGGCAACAGTCCAAGAGGACTGAATCTGGGGACAGAGACATTGTGTGGCTTTACTCCTACAAAGCCAGGTTTGCTAGGCGGTCACCACAGGCTAGTGAGACTGACATTGAAGAGCTCAAAGCCAAGATTGACAAGTGGAGGCCCAAGCCACAAAAGCCCACTGAGGTGAGTGGTGAGCCCTGCACATTCCTAATTTCGTGGGCCGATTGGCAGATAGGGAAAAGTGAACAGGGTGGAGTTGAGGCCACTGTTGAGAGGATTCAGGAGTCTTTCAACAACTGCCTGGTGAGGCTCAAAGAACTGAAGAAGCTGGGCAGGAACATTGAAAAAGTTGCCATCTTCAATCTCGGAGACCCTTCTGAGGGTTGCGACAATAACTATGCAAGTCAGAGATTCACAGTCCAGTTGAACCTGAGAGCCCAGTTGAACTTGGTGCTTGACCTCTGGACTCAGGGACTGTCTGCACTCCAGCCAGACATCTTTGCCAGTGTGCTTTGCAATCATGGAGAGTGGACTAGGAATGGTGGCTCCAAGCCAGTGACCTCAGACTCTGACAATGTTGGAGGCTATCTAGGGGACACACTCCAGAGAATCTTTGCTGGGCAGGACAGCCCATCTGAGTGGCACATTGCCCATGATGAGATGGTGCAGATGATCACGCTGTCTGGAGTGGATGTTGCCATCACTCATGGTCACAAGATTTCAGGCAAAGAGTTTGAGTGGCTCAGAGGCCAGTCCCAGAAACTGCAATATGAAACTGGGGTCATGCCCAAGCTCTGGGTCACTGCCCACAGGCATCACCTAGCTGTGGATGACTTTGGAGCATTCTGGAGGTTCCAGTGTCCCAGCATGGATGGTGGCTCCAAGTGGTTCACTGACATGACCGGCAAGTGGTCTACAACTGGAACACTGACCATGCTGGTGGGCAACCATGACAAGCGTGGCTGGTCTGACATGGCTGTTCTGTAATGTCCAAAGGTTGAACGAACAGAAAAGGGTTGGGTGTAGTCTCGTGACCTATGGCTCAACTTATCTATTTGTGTGACCACTGTTCCAAGATGGTCATCCTAAGTCGGGGGTCTCTTGCAGACATCCCATTCAACAGACTGCCAAACTTGGTTCTCCAGGCTGACAGTCACAAGTGCAGTAAGAAAGAAGCAGCATGAACAATTACCAGAAGAACATTGTCCGCACCTTTGTGCCAGTGCTGGTGGCCTCAGTGGTCGCTTGGCTGACTAAGGCTGAGAAGCACCTGACTCCAGCAGAGCTGGCAATTGTGCTTCCATTGGGATCAACTATTTACTATGGAGCCATTCGCCAGTTGGAAGTGAAGTTTCCCAAGTTGTCTTGGTTGCTTGGTGCTTTGCCAGTTAAGGCTGCAGGCACTCTGCCACCTGCCAAGTGAGTGAGATGGCACAGCCTGGTGACATTGGCTTTGCTCACAGTGATGGCATCTTTGGCAAACTGATTCGCTTTGGTGAGCGCATCAGGTGGGGAGAGAAGCCCAGCCACTGGAACCATGCATTCATTGTGGACAGGGTTGTGATGGAGGGAACCATTGAAAATGGTGATGTCAAGTTCATCACTTACATCATCCAAGCTGAGCCATCTGGTGTGACCAATGACAAGCGCATTGAGTCTGTGGGTGCTTACACCTTGATAGAGCCATTCCCCAGACAGTCCAGATCACAGATTCTGGAGTTTGCCAGAGCCCAAGTTGGCTCCAAGTATGGCTGGGCAACAATCATCTCTGTTGCCATAGACATCATCACGCCGAACTGGTTTCCAAGTTTCCGCAGGGCTGGGACATTCATTTGCTCTGCACTGGTTGCTGAGTCACTGAGGTTTGGTGGATGGCTTCACAGCTGGAAAGACATCTATACAGTCACACCAGCACAATTATTTGAGGCTTACACAAAAACCGAATAAACTAACAAGTGACTTGCACTGCAATTTCTTTGTAGACATTTCATTTTTCTTTCCTCAGAAAAATACAAAGCCCACTGGCTTCTGGCAATGATCAGAGCCAGTGGGCTTTTGTATTTCCCAGCAATTTCAAGGGTTGTAGCGTTGCCAAAAAATATTTCTGAAATGACTTGCAAAGTGTCCAACAGTTGGACAATAATGAATATGTCACCAAGTGGTGATGAAGTGAGTGTTCCTGAGGAGGAAGAAATGGCAACAAAGAATGAAATGAAAGACAGCGCAGAGAGGTCGGCGTTGATGAAGGCTGGCTACAAGGCCTACTACTGCACTCGCACTGCGGAGGAACTCGTTGAGATGCCGTTCGCATCAGAAATCGCAGACCGTGAGCAGATTATCGACAGTCGTGGTGTCATCTGGTATAAGCGCACCGCAGAGGAACTTCAGAAAGTTCGTGACTCGTTCGCATCAGCGTTCGCAAAGCACGGACTTACTGGTGAAAATGCAGGCAAGTGATGGGTTTCTGCAAGTGGTGCAAGAAGTATGCAGAGGGCATGATGTTCTCCTTTGAGTTTGTCTGCCTGACCTGCATTGACACAGCCTTTGACTACTACACAAAGAGAGATGAGGAGGTCACATGGCCTTAGCAGAAGGAGTAGTGCTGAGTTCGTGGAACGGCTTTGAGCGTGGTGATGAGGTTAAGGTTGCCCATGTCAGAGGGAAGTTCACGTTTTACTCGGTGAGGCTGGGTGGGGAAGGTGATCCTTTGTGGATTACTGTCATTGGAGGGACATGGCAACATTCCAAATACCGCCACTTCCCACCATCATTAGTAAGCAAAATCAAGCAAAAGAAATTGAGGAGCAATGAGCATTAGAGACACATTGAATGATTTGGGATTCCAGCTGGCTCACAGCGACGAGACCGGCGAGGTTTATGGGAAGCAGGGCAATGGATTCAACATCTATGTCAGTTTGAGTGTTGGTGATGGCATCATCCAGGCGGTCAAGATGCCGGAGAGCGAAGACCAGCCAACCACAGTGATCCACTTCAATCGCACCTGTGATGAACTGGCTGACCTGTTGAGGAAGTGGTCTGGGGATGTCACACCTGCAGTGTTTAATTGAGGAACGGATTGGAAGCAACTTGATTGTCTGGTTGGCTTCCGCAAGGTCTGATGGGATGAGTTATCGGGAGATAGCAAAATACCTGACAGAAGAGACTGGAATCACAGTCTCAAAATCAGCAGTCCACTACTGGCTGCACAACTAAAGAAAGAGGAAGAAACAATGAAGTATCAAATCACGTTGTCGGGAGCGCAGTATGCGACCCTGATGACAGCACTGGCATTCACGGATGCCACACTCCATGAGGGTGAGTTTCACGACCGAGTTGAAGAACTGGTCAAAGACATCACCAGCAATTTTGAGCCACTCATTGAAATCAAGGCTGGTGCATGATGGCTGGGTTCAACCTGAATGACTATGAGCCAGTAGAAGTCCGACTGGCAAAGTTCTGGGAGGAACACCCAAATGGGCGTGTCCTGACTGAACTGATTCATCATGGTGATGGGCAGTTCATTGTGCGCACTGCTTTGTTCCGTGAGGGAGACAACCAGCCATTTGCCACAGGCTATGCAGAGGAACTGGTCAGCACCAGGGGTGTGAACCAGACCAGTGCTTTGGAAAATTGCGAGACCAGCTCAACCGGTAGAGCTTTGGCAAATGCAGGGTATGCGCCAAAGGGAAAGCGACCAAGCAGGGAGGAGATGCAGAAGGTGGAGCGACAGACTGCAAAGGCTCCTGATCTCACTGCCAAGCAGAAGGATGTCAGGGCTGAACTGCTGAAGTTCCACCCAGAGTCTGCTGACCGCAAGGCTTACTTGGAGAAAATTGCTGGTCGTGTCTTGGCTGGTTTGTATGAACTTTCAGAGCAGGAGTGCGATAGCATTTTGGCAGACCTAAAGGAAAAGGAGACAGCCAATGGCTGATGCAACAATCACACTTGTGGGGAATCTCACCAGAGACCCTGAACTGAAGTTTCTGAACAGTGGCACAGTTGCGGTGCGTTTCAGTTTGGCTGTGACCAAGAAGTGGAAAGACCGCACTGGTGCTGAGCAGGAGCAGACCTCCTTCTTTGACTGCAGTGCTTTGGGGTCTATTGCCCAGAACATTGCTGACAGTTTGCACAAGGGAGACAGGGCTGTTGTCTCTGGCACTCTGGAGCAGCGTTCTTGGGAGACCGACAAAGGTGAGAAGCGTTCCACTGTGGAGGTAAAGGTGGAGGCTTGTGGGCCTGATTTGCGCTGGAACACGGCACAGTCCAGTAAGGGGCTTCAGCAGAAAACGGCTCCTGCGGAAGATTACGGGTTCTAATGGCAACCACTTCAACCGGTGTCCAGGCAATCTTGGATGGAATCCTTGAAAACTATGGGGACATAGAACTGTCAGAGGATGATGCCAAGACCATTTTTGGTGGCAACAAAGCCTGCAAGGTCAAGGATTTGGCTCACTCCAACCTGATTCAATATGCACTGCTTCATGCGCACCTGCAGATTCAGGGACTCATTGCCCAGATTGAACACATGGGAAAACCAAACAGGGCTCAGCGCAGGGCTGCTGAGAAGAAGGGTCTTATCCTCCCCAAATAATCGCTTCCCCTAGCGTGCAGAAGACCGGTTCCTTCGGGAGCCGGTCTTTTGCTTTATGTCAGAAATCAACCTTGACTTGGTTCAGCCAGAGCAGTTAGAGTTCAAGGGTCAGCTGCACAGCGCACTGACAAACTTTTCTGAGGAGGAAAGATGAAGAAGCGCAAGATTAGCCTGGAGCGTGGCAGGAACATCACCCTGTTTGCAGGCATTTGGACATTTGTGGCCATTGAGCTGTGGGGATTTGGTTTCTACTGGGATGAAGTTGATCTCTATGTCTCAGCAATTTCAGCTGGGATTGGCGTGGCAATTGCAACTGCAGTTGGACTGGCTCTGATTTCAGAATGACTTTTCACAACCCACCATGCAAAGGGAAGACTGACCTGTTTTATCCGCAGGACATAGAGGGCAGGGGGAGACCCTTGTATGAGGTCATGGAACAGTTCCACACAATTAAGGAGATGGCAAAAGCCATCTGCTATGAATGCCCATACCAAGAGCCATGCCTGCAAATTGGGCTGGAGTCAGAGTTGTATGGCATCTGGGGTGGAACCACTGCAAAGGAAAGAAAGCAGATGAGGCGTGAGCAGAAAATCAGCCTCAGAAGGAATGTTTCCCTGAACAGACACAAAGCCTGTGGCACTGAAGAGGGATACAGGTATTGCCAAGAGAATGGCTTCTCCTGCAGTGAATGTGTTCAGGCTCACAGCATCTTCCTGATTGGGGAGCCACTGACCAAGACATGGAATCCAGAGGCTGACCACCAAAACTGTGGGACTGAGAAGGCTTATCAGATGCTGGCTCGCAGGGCGCAGAAGCGTGGTGGGAAAGCAGTGGGTCAAGTGGTGAAGTGTGAAGCCTGCAAAAATGCACACAATGCTTTCATGCGTGCCAGATATAGGAGACAGAGGATGTCTGGGATGTAGTTGTCTCTGACAGCCAGACCACTCACTGGGTCAAAGGGCAGTAAGGCTGACTGGCAGCCATTCAGATCATGGTTAATCGGGCTGGTGAGACCGAGGATTGACAGGGGTTAGAGCTCGGTTGGGTCGGTTCACGCCCAAGAACATCTGGGTGAAAAGTTCGATAATCAGGACAAGCCTTGAACCAAGACGGGAGGATGTCCTTGATGAAAAATCAAGTGGTGAAGTGGGGCGAGGTGGGAACTAAGAACCGCACCCAGAGCCCACAGTTCCCATCACTCATCTGCGGATGTTGCAATTGACTCCCCTTTCTAAGCAAGCAGTTCCCAGCAGTCAATCGCCTCAAACGAAGTAAGCAGTTCAGTGAGTGAACTACGCTGGGCTGTGTGAAGTTGGCAACAGAAGACAACCCTCAGAAACCAGATGACTTCCTGCTTTTGATGTGCCACCTCTGGAGGAATGACATCAGTGTGAACAACAACCCAGTGAGAGGGCAACTGACCATCATTGGGACTGCTGATCTGGAGGTTGTGGAGTGGATACAGAAGCACTACCACCAAGCGGCTCACTGGTTGCCTGGCAGATGTGATGGTTGCACAGCTTGGGTTATAGAGAGAACTGAGTCCTACTGGGGAGCCCACCCACACTTTTGCTTTCTTTGCCTGCAGTGGTCAATCCAATACTTTGAGAAGAATGACAGGTGGCCTGAAGGGAACTGGTTCCCTGGTGAGACCTTTTTAGTGGAGGAAATTGAGGATGAAGATGAAGCGTAGTCGCATCAATCCAGTTTCTAAGAAAAGACAAAAGGTCAATGTGGCTCGCAGGATTTTTGTCAAGCGCATCTTGGAGGAAAGACCAGAGTGTGAGGCCATGATTCCCTCCATTTGCCTGCACTATGCATCTGATGTTCATGAGATCATGACCAGAGCCAGAGGCGGTAGCATTTTGATGGAGGACAATGTTCTTGCACTGTGTCGGCGCTGTCACACTTTTGTGACTGAGAATCCAGCCTTCAGCCAAGAGCATGGGTTCACTGTCCACAGCTGGGCAACTAGTGCAGACCTGATAGCAGCAGACAGAGCCAGAGAGGTTTTCAGACGTGATTCGCAAGCGCAGATTTAAGTTAGGGCAGGCAGGCAGTATTTCTGTCTGGTATGTGTCAGAGCGCAGGTTCAGCAGGAAAAGGAAGAAGGACATTAAGCGTAGGGCTCAGCATGATGTCCTGACAGCACTTTTTGAGATATTCCTAGAGAACAACCCAGAAACCAATGACAACTGATCCATTGTTTGGCAAAGCCACCTGGAAGTCCTCCATGCTGGAGAAAGAGTTCCATGAGCAGGTTGCCCATGTCATGAGACTCAATGGCTGGAGTGTCTATTCTGTGCCGGACAGTCGCAGAGTGTCACTGGCTGGTTATCCAGACATAACTGCTTGGAGAGGGAACAGGCTCATCTTTGCTGAGTTGAAGAGGGAGAAGGGGAAGACCTCCCCAGCTCAGGATGAGGTGCTTGGAGAACTGAGACTCATCCCCTGTGCTGAGGTCTATCTGTGGAAGCCCAGTGACTGGGATACGATTGAAGCAATTATTTCTAGGAGGAATGCATGAGTGTCTTGATTGTGTTTGTCATTCTTGGGTTGGGCGCATTCCTGCATTTGGTGAATGAGGGCAAGTGAAAAACTCAGACAGAATGATTCGTGACCGCAGGATTATTGACAAGGGACTGAGCAAACTGACAGATGGTGTGATGCTTGATCTGTGCAGACGTGCTGGAACCAGGGCAGTCAAAGAAGGTTCATCAAGTGGGCCTAAAGGGAAGGGCTCTTATTCAGACCCAACACTTGCAGCTGTGATTCGCATGAATGAAGTGAAGGTCGCTGACCCAGTGTTTGATGCAGTGAGGGACATCAGCAGACTCCTGAATGAGATGGCAAGACTGAGCATGACCATCAATGACTTGGTGCAGTTTGTTCAAGACAATGGTGAGAGGGCAAAGAAAGCCACCATCACTGAGTGCAAAGATTGTGGGCGCATTGTGGAATGCACACCAGCTGACAGGCTGAGGTCAGGGATGTGTGGAGCCTGCTACATGGCAAAGAAGCGAGCCAAAACGCTGTAATTGCAAGAAAATAAAAATATTTTGGGAATGACTTGCATCCTGTCCAAATGTTGGACAATAATGAATGCATCAGCAAAACCTGCTGATAGTTCTGAGGAGGACAAATGGAAGCAACTTGGTATAAGAGCAATGGACACATCTACCACCGCCCAGAGGTTGTGGAAGCAACTGACCAGGACATCATTGACGCAGTAGCAAAACTGAAGATCAAGCCTGAGATTGAGGTGCGTGAAGATGGCCTCATCTATGTCACGCCAGCAGAAGGGCAGAGCATTGAAGTTGCAATGGCTCTGGGCAATGCAAACCTCTGCAGTGCCCAGAGCATTTACTTCTCTGGTATCCAAATCAATGGCAAGGCTCTGGATGTCAGCCAAGAGCAGATTGACTTCAACAATGCAGATATGCGTGCAAAGGGGATTATGTAATGTGCGTTGAGTGCAGAAAGGATGTTGAGTCTCCCACTGCCTACTATCGCTGGAATAAGGATGGTGTCCCAGTGTGGTATTGCCCAAGCCACCAGAACCGGCTGACCTACCCATTTTGGGCAAATGGTGATGAATCATTTATTGTGGAGTGTTGCAAGTGCGAGGGGGTGGTGACAGCATCATGACCTACTCACTTTTTGACTTCCCTCCATACCAGAACACACCTACCAGCATTGATGCAGCTATTCAGATTGCGCCACAAGCGGAGTCGCTGAGACAGTTGGTGTATCAAGCATTGAAGAAACTCCCCATGACAGATGAGGAGATTGCAGAGTCCTGCAAACTGGCTCCAAACACAGCCAGACCAAGAAGGGTTGAATTAGTGAAAGAGGGAAAAGTGATTCAAGTTGGCACAGCCAAAACCAAGTCAGGTCGCACAGCAATCCTGTGGGGTGCAGTATGACCGACTTCAAGAACCAGACCCACATCAAGATGACATGGGAAGTTTTTCAGAAACTGATGGATGGACTGCAGGCTGGACTATCTGACCACTTCTACTGGCTGGACACTTGGGAACTGGCATACAGGGAGAGCGTTCCAATTGATGAGGAAGAAGGAGAGGAAGAATGATCACCTTTGGATTTATGGTTTTTGTGACCCTTGTGGGTCTGGCTTTTGGGATACCAAAATGACCTTGACAGCAGTTTCCCTGTTTGCAGGTGTGGGTGGATTTGACCTCGCCATGCAGAGGAATGGGATTGATGTAGTGGCAACAGTAGAAATCGACAAGAACGCCAGAGGCGTTTTACAGCACCAGTTCCCCAAAGCAACACACTTTGAGGATGTAATGAAAGTGAGTGGAAGTGATCTCAGAACAGCAGGCTTTGTTCCAGACAGAGGAATTATCACAGGAGGTTTCCCCTGCCAAGACCTCTCGGTTGCGGGGAAAAGAGCCGGTCTTGCCGGACAACGCTCCGGTTTATTTTGGGAAATTGTTCGACTTGTGGATGAGTTATCGCCAAAATATCTCGTCTTGGAGAACGTGCCTGGCCTTTTGTCATCAAACGGAGGAAGGGATATGGGAACCGTTGTCGGGGCGCTTTCTGAACTCGGGTACGGCATCAGCTGGAGAGTGCTTGATGCTCAATACTTTGGAGTCCCACAGCGTAGGCGTAGAGTCTTCATTGTCGGATGTGCTGGAGACAGAGGGGACACATCTGCAGAAATACTCGCTATCAGCGAAGGCCTGCAAGGGAATCTTGCAGAGGGCAAGCCGAAGAGGAAAAAGTCTGCCACCAACACTGGAGCAGGCTCTCATGTGTTCGGTGAAACAGGATTTGCCAGATACACAGAGGGACAACTGAAAACTCTTAACGCAACTCAATACAAGAGAGGAACAGAGAATGTCGTGGTGGGTCAAGACAGTGAGATCAGGGAAGAGATTTGCTGATGGCAGTCTTCCAGCAGAAGTCTGGTCTGAAAATGCCACCATTCCGACTCTTAACATCATGGACAACACAGGTGAATCAAGAGCAACAGTCATCATTTTCCAAGCCCACCAAAGTGGGGAGGTAAGAGTGCAAGGTGACACAACACAAACACTGTCAGCCTTTATGGGGACCGGCGGCAACAACACACCAATGGTGGCTTACTCAGTGAGGGAAGATGCCAAAGCTAACAATTTCTCAGCAACTGAACTAAAAGTGAGCAATGCATTGAATGCCATGCAACCCAGTCCCCAGAGCCACCATGCTCAGACCTTTATTGCTTCACCACCTACAGTGCGCCGTTTGACACCAGTGGAATGTGAGAGGTTGCAAGGGTTTCCTGACAACTGGACAGCCAAGAGGGTTGATGACAAAAAAGGACTGACTGACCAGGCAGACTCATCCAGATACAAGCAGATGGGAAATGCTGTGGCAGTCCCTGTGGTGGAGTGGATTATGGCAAGACTGGTGGAGGCTGACAATGATCACAGTTGAAGCAGTCCATGAGGGAATTGCAAAGTGTCTTAGGCGCATTGATGAACTGGTGGAGGAGATTGCCAAAGCAGGGGATGATGCAGCTCACTTTGAGGTGGAGTTTAAGACTGCCTATTCCAAAGCCAGACTTCAGGTGAGGGCTCTCAGCAAGGAGAAGCTCACAGTGGATGAAGTGGCTGACAGAGCCCAAAGCATGGTTGAAGCAGAATTGCTCGCCTACAAAATCTCAGAAAACAGGCTGACCACTTGCAGGGAAGCCCTGAGAGCATCACAAGCAAGGCTGGATGGGCTGAGAAGCCTTCTGGCAAGTATCAGAGTTGCAACCACTTGATGTGACAGTGGCGCAGTAAGTTATAGATCAACTAAGACCCTGAGGAGGGACAATGAAAGTAGTGACAAGAACAGACATCCTCACCCATGAGGAATGGCTGGAAGCAAGAAGCAAGGGCTTTGGTGGTTCAGATGCTGGAACCATTGAAGGGATCAACCCATATAAGTCTCGTCTTCAGCTTTGGCTGGAAAAGACTGGAAGGGTTGAGGACACCTTCAAGGGGAATGAAGCCACCAGGCTCGGTCAGGCGTTTGAGCGACCAGTGGCAGAAATCTACGCCCAGATGATTGCTGAGCAAGGATTGGCTGTGGTGGCTTGGCCCGTTCTGCTTCAGGGAGCATATGAGTGGCAGTTGGCAAATGTGGACTTCTTCATTTGCCGTGTGACTGATGCCAATGTTGATGGGCTGGAACTGGGCAAGGTCAATGACCATGATGGCAAGTTCCCACCAGCAAACATTGAGCGCATCTTGGAGGTCAAGACCACTGGGCTGTCAGGTCGTGGGAATGGGCAGGCTTGGGCAGACAACAGTGTTCCGGCTGGATATCTCAGTCAAGGTAAGCACTATTCCTGTGTGACTGGAATTAAGGATGTCACCTTTGTCTGCCTAGTGGGTGGGCAGGGGATTGTCACCAGAGATGTGACCTTCACTGATGAGGAACTGCTGAACTTGGAGCAGGTTGAGTCTGAGTTTTGGGTGCAGGTCAAGTCAGACATTGAGCCAGAAGCACTGGGCAATGACTTGGATGCTCTAAAGACCCTTTATCCAGAAAGCACTGATGAGGTCATTGAGGCTGATGAAATTGTGCTGGGTCTGTATGAGGAATACAAAGCCCAGAAAAAAGTGGTGGAGACTGCTGAGGAAGAACTGAAGACTCTGAGGGCTCAGATTGAGCAGGTCATTGGATCAGCACAAGCTGTGACCTATGAGGGTGAAATCCTCTACACCTACAAGTCCAACAAGGCTGGGGAAACCTTTGATGCTAAGGCTTTCAAGGAGGCTCACCCAGACTTGGCAGCCCAGTTCACCAAAGTCAAGCCTGGCGCACGAGTTCTCCGGCTGGTGGCAGAATGAACTCACTCATCCTGATAGGAGACGCTCGCCAGCGCCTAGCAGAGCTGCCAGCAGGCTCGGCTCGCACCTGTGTCACGTCACCGCCCTACTTCGGGCTTCGAGACTATGGAGTGGACGGGCAAATCGGGCTGGAAGAAACGCCCGACGCTTACGTTGCCGAAATGGTCGCCCTATTCCGTGAAGTCTGTCGGGTATTAGCCGATGACGGAACGCTGTGGCTGAACTTAGGCGATAGTTTCGCAAAGGAAAAACAACTGCTCGGCATCCCGTGGCGAGTAGCGTTAGCTCTCCAGGCTGACGGCTGGTATCTGCGCTCAGACATTATCTGGGCAAAGCCCAACCCGATGCCAGAGAGCGTGACTGACCGCCCGACCAAGAGCCACGAGTATCTATTCCTGCTCACCAAGTCACCCCGCTACTACTACGACCACGAAGCAATCAAAGAGCCTGTTTCAGATGTAAGTCTGGCTCGCTCAAAGTATGCTTTCCACAGCGATAGGCCCAGCACCAAAAACGCCAGTATGGGCGGAGCAGGTATCCACACCGACCAAATGGGAGAGCGCTTCGTGAACCCAACGGGACGCAACAAGCGTGATGTCTGGACTATCACGACAAAACCATTCAAGGGCGCACACTTCGCTGTGATGCCAGAGGCACTGGTCGAACCCTGTGTCCTGGCCGGTAGCGCCGAGGGAGACACGGTGCTAGATCCGTTCACGGGCTCTGGCACAGTGGCAGTCGTGGCAAACCGATATGGGCGCAACTTCGTGGGGACTGAGCTGAACGCCGATTACGCAGAAATCGCCCGAGAGCGCATAACGAAAGACGCACCAATGCTAAACAAAGTGGAGACAAAATGAGCATCCGCAACACACCAGACTGCCCACATGGATGGAGCAGTGAGCAGGTCTGCCCATCATGCACCTCCAATAGCATCATGAAGATGCAGGAGGAACTGCTGGACTTCAAGAACAGCACCATCAATGTGCTTCGGGCTCAAATCAATGACTTGGATGAGAACGTGGCTCACCTGAAGAAGCGCATGGAGAATGCTGATGAGCTGGTGGAGGAACTGAAGAAGCGCATCAGGAAGGCTGAGAAGTTTGCTGCAAGCCTGCCAGAGCCAGAGCGTTCTACCATGCTGTGTGAACTGAAGGGAATCTGATGCTGGTTGCCCTACTCTCTACACTGTTGCTGGTGGTTTCCATCAACAATCTAAGGAACAAGAAATGACCATTGGGTTTCCATACGACAATGACCAGACTTATGAGATTGACATTGCTGTGGACATCTCAGTTCATCAGGAGCAGATGGCCTCAGCAAAGCAGTCTCTGAAGGAGCATCACCAAGAAGTCTGTCTCCATGCCCTGCAGATCACTGACTTTGATGGCAACCCAGTCCTGAAGCCTCACACCAGCATCTTCTGCCCAGATTGTGGGAAGAGACTTGAAGCACCAGGCAAGACCAAGCCATTCCAGCTAAGACCGGAGCAGAGATGAGTGAGGGGACTCGCCCAGCCTGCCCAATTACCCACAGCAGTCTGGCTCATCCCCGAGCAAACCTACAGTTCACCAATCACCTGAGCATCACGTTCATCAAGGACGTGAACTACTGCCCGACCTGCGGAGAGAAACTATGACCCACGAAGAAC